CGGGATTTACATAATCTATCGGCGGCACATATCCACCAGTACCCGTACCATGTCCGTATTGTATAAGAATCGCAATGTTTGCACCTTGGTTCACGTGTGAATTACTCCAGGTTATGGTGTACCCCCACTTAGATTTAGTTATGCTGTAATCCCAAGAATTTGCTGTTATACCGGTAGCAACTGGCGTACCGGCGGCTAAAGCGGCAACCCCTTCTGCTCCATATCGTTTCAGAAGTGAGTCTATCTTTAACTTTTTGGCTCGCGAAAGAAATCTCTCAGTTTTTTTAAAATCGCCTTTGTGTTTAAATGTTATCATAAGATCACCCCGGACTATTACTACGTTGTCGTCGTTCGGCATTAAGGATTCTGTTTCGTGCCATGATTGCGGCCTTTGACATCTTCCCTTTGGGTTGATTCTTTATGTTACATACATTGATTAAAGTTAATAATCGGTTAAGATGCCACTTTTGGCATTCCATTGGTATTTGCAAAGCTACCATCCAATAATAGATGATTTCTGCAGTGACTACCTCCCGATTGATGTTACGTTTTTCTTCCTGTTTGGTAAATGTTGTAGCAGTCATAGGGTCTTCTAGATACGCAGTTACTTCCTTGATGACCTTGTGGTCGATTGCTTTGAATACATTGTCCTCAACATTCTGGGTTATCGTCATAAGCTTAATATACTCAATAGTTTCTGCGCGTGTTTTAAGTTCCTTTACTAGGAAAGGCTTGTGAAACTTACTTTCCCACTTTGATAAGGAGACCAAAGAATGTTCTAGACGAAGCTCCCGGCCTTTTACATTAAAAAATTCTTGAGTATCGTCATTAAACAACTCTTTGTCGGGAATCTTAATTGTCAACATTCCTGATCTCCTTCCATTTTGAAGTTTTTATTCCATCTCTGGAACAATACCATTAAAGAAAGCAGCCGCGGCATCGGCTTTGGTAGCAAGCTCCATAAACAATTCAACAAATGCTTCTGTTTCGGAGAACCCTTTACTAAGCTCTTCAGACTTGATAAACCTCCGACCATCAGGAGATTTCTCACCATAAGCCGTAAGAATGATCTCTTTGAAGATAGCAATCAATTCAGGCTCACTCTGAGCTTCAACAACTTTCTCAACCCATTGAACCCAACCACCAGAAACAGACATCTCTATCTCGGCAACCTCTACTTTTGAGAGGTTGAAATAGAAAGTTTCATCTCGTTCAACACCATTATAATCGGTGTATTTAATTTGTTTCTTTAACATAGTATCTCCTTTCAAGGTTTTTATTTAATAGGACCCCCCAGATTGTTACTCCAGGGGGTCCAAGAGGAGGAAGAAACGCCTAGTATTTAATCGTTAGGGCGTCATGGCCGTGATGATTGCATCCGGCAGGGGTAAATTCGCTTCGGTTGCGACATCGCCAAACAATATCAGCAAAAGAGCAGCCAGTTTGGTTTCATCAGCGGTACGGCTGTCGATGATAATCTGAGCCGTCGGCATATAAGTACTGGCTATTGCGGGAGGAGTCGTGGAGACTTCCCAGCTGAAAGTGATTGCTTCAGGCGAATCATTAACTGACTGGAATCCCTTCTCGGAAGGTGAAGCCAAGCAGCCATAAATCAAGTGAAGCTTGTAACCGAGCGCATCACCTTCAACATCATCACCAACTTTCGTCTTAAAGACGAGACCGAAGATTTTGCGAAGTTGGGAACTTAGATAAGTTCCAACTGCTGTTCCAGGTACAACCATACCCTCCAGCAACAAGAACTCATCGGGATACGTATAAGCTTCGATTGTGCAACTAAATTCTTCAAGTGAAACCAAAGTCAGATACTTAATGTTGTCGGCATACAGAGCAGATGGCTCTGCGCCAGAAGGACTTTCGGTAACGCTTACTAAACCGTTCCAGGCGACACCTAAAGGATAGTCGCCACTAGCATCGATAGGGTATAAAACACCTTGCTGGATACCGGTTTCGTAGATACGCTTACCAGCATCGTCCCAAACTAATGCTGTCATGATTTTTAACTCCTTATTAAAAGTAAATTCGAAATACATAATGGTTTAGATTATTCATCGTATAGAAACGATCAAACAACGCAGTAGGCAACTTTGCAACTTGGTCAGATATAACAGTCTCAGGGTCGTGATCGATGACCGTGAGCATGTACCTTTTTCGTAAACTATAAGGAGCATTGTTAGCATACTTAGTATCGATATCGTCAAGACGATAAACAATACAAGGATATGTCATATCAACGCCCAAAGGAGGTTGGAAATAGGCAGCAACACCCAAACTCGTTAACAACGTGTGAAGATCAGTTCTGCTACCCATTATACTCCCCCTTAACCGTTAATATAAGACGTGGCCTTTTGATTTCTACACCAGTAACCTTCCAGGCAACACCCATCCAACGAATAAAGCGTATTATAGAATAATTCTCATACGCATATGCGTCCGACACAATGCTAAAACGGTTATTGATGGTGAAATCGTCATTGAGATGTTCGCTATCTTGCCATGCCTGGGTGTTACGGAGAATATCACCCTTATAGGGCCTCTCCGCAACAACCGGGGCATGAACACCTGGCGAAGTTTCAACGATGTCTATAAAACCTACCGTTCCTGAAAACTTTGCCATGTTGTTAACTCCCTATTTAAGATTAGGAAGTAAGCTGTTCGAGAACCAGAGCACTTTTCGGAACTGTTAAAGCGCCGGAAATGCGGGTTTCGATGAGGTACTTCTGTTGGTTGTAGTCAATGTCAAAATCGTCGAACATGTTGACTTCGCCACCCTTATCCGCACCAACGGTGTAATCGGACAAGTTGACAACAATCGCACGCAACGCATACTCAGTAGCGACAGGAGTGTGGACTAAACCTTCCATCGAAGGAACTTCCACGATCTCACTGACACGCAGTTCTGCAGCTAATTCTTGAACTGAGCGATACATTCGACGAAGATCGTTATCTTTCAGCAAGAGCATGGCGGTCAGTAAACTGGGTGCCATGAAGCAAATTGGACTACCGGTGCCACGATACTCAACACGCATCTCGATGATGCTGTCGATCAAGTCGACAGTTCCATCAGCAAATGCTGCAACTTCCTGGTGTTTGTAAACGGCATCATCCGTCCAAATTGGACGGACTTCGGTTTCACTAATTTTATCATCGGAGGCACCACCACGACCATCACCAACAAGAATTGCACGAGCAATTTCCTCGTCCAGCATAACGCGCATTTCGCGCTTTAGCCAAGCAACAACGTTGAAATCAGTAATATCAACAATGTCATCACGATCCAACTTCTGTTTCTTGTAGATAGTTGTCGGGGTTGTAGTTCTCTTCAGAATTGGAAATACTTCCTCAACCTTCAAAGCACCAGTCACATAACCCTTGGCACGTGCTTCATCTGCAGTGATGTTAGCATGCATGGACTTAATGCGGGAGAACGGTGAATGGCGAACGCCAGTCATAACATTCTTCACCCAGCCCATCTGACGAGCAATCCAAGTGGGTTCTTTCGTGACGTTCTGTGCATCGGGAAACAAATAATCGATATTGTCGATGCCAAAAGTTCCTGCATGTACCAACTCCTGTGTTTCCTCATCCAGAGTGGCAATATGAGCATTGAAGCCATCACGCAAAGAACCAAGACGTTTCCCTTCAACCAGAATCGCTTTGAAATCGGCGTGAGACAAAATCGGTTTTACTTCTGCATCACGATTGTCAAACACATTCTTTTTCATGAGTTTTTTTATAGCTCCTTCTTTGAGTTGTTTTTCTTCGGCGGTATGTTCGATTTCGCCGGATTCTAAAAGTTGACCGATGATAGCATAGACAGCATTCGTCTGCTTTTCATCTAGCGTGGCGAAGACATCAGCAATTGTTTCCTCATCTTCATGTTCGAGATCCCCTTCGGGATCTTCTTCCACGTTACCGTGAACAAGCTCCAGACCAGTATAGATGATTGCCTCATCGTCAAGATCTACAGGCTCGCCATCACCGTGTTGTACTGCTACGAAATCAATTTTTGCACCGGGATTAGCGCCAGATAAAACTAGGCTAACTTCGCGGATTGTGCCGTGAAGAACGTTCTTAGCTTTCTGAATTAATTGATTCGCAAAGATCGATAAGGACTTAATATCCTTGTGCTCTATGAGCGCTTTGGCTTTTACCGCTTCTGCAGAGTCATTAAGATATGCATAAACGTATACGCCGTCCTTACGGTTTTCAAGTTCAGCATGACCGAGTATATTAGAGAGCTCATCGTGAAGATGTCGCCACACTAAAGGAACGGTCAAACCATCTTGATCTTTAAATGCATCGCGTAAAATCGTACGCCCATCCGAGCATTTAAGATCGTTCTTAGTGGCCCAGCCACTAAAATCGTAATTAGGACTTGGCATTATTCATTACTCCCTTCATCATTAGAATTATTTTGTGTTTTCCGTTGAATCATTCTCGTCCTGAATCATCAGTTCGTCCTGAATCATCTTCAGCTGCTATATTCAAATTCTTGTTCCGTAACTCGTCCGCCTTAGGATCTTCACTAGGACGCATGCCGAGTACGGCGCGGAATTCATTACTGGAAACAATTTCGTTTCGAGTAAACTTGTCAGCCATTTCGGCCAACTTGGAAGCAGGTACGAGTCTGAACGGATCTCGAACAGCCAACAATTTCTGGCCTTGAGTTCGTCCAGTTTTCGTAAGAAATACACGTGACATAGCATCAGTAATAGCCCCGAGAAACGGCTCGATAGTCCTATTCCAATAGTTTATCATAGCTGCCTCGTCCGCGGTACCATCGAAAATTTCCTTCGTCAATCCTAACTGGCTCCATAGCATACTCGTTAAATATTCGATTTGGCTCATTAAATTATTCTCAGCTGGTCTGTTTAGTTGTGTGATCTTTTCAGTCGCATCAACATATCCAATACCATACTGAGAGTCCTTTAATTGCTTTTCGATCATCTCGCGGCGATTCTCGGCCTGCTGTCTTCGTTTTTCTGTCTTGAGAACATAGGGCAACTGGATAAGTAAATCTAATCTACCAGAGCCACTTTGTTTATCAATAACATCGATAAGATTAATCTTTTCGATTAAACGACGCAATGTCGAGTTTGGTTCGTTCATCACAGCATATAACGGATTCTCTACAATAGCAACTATAGTTTTTGGTAAAGTTATTTGTTCATATAACCCTGTAGCTTGATTGTAAAGATCCACCTGTACATGCTCGGGATACCACTGAAGAATTCTCGCAGTTCGCATTGTAATTACATCGTAAGAACTAGAGATGGAGGGATTGATAGTAGTATCAACGGGTACAACTGCAACCACTCCTTCATCACACATCGACATCACTACATCTTGAATAAAAGCACGCCCACTTTGATCGAGGTTAGCTTCGACATTCAAACAAGTATTTAAACCAGAGTCAATAGCGTCGAGGTATCTGCCATTCTCGTCGGTTCGGACGTGCTGTATACCGACTGCAGCCACATCAATTCCAATTCTGTTATAAACTGATGCTATTATCGAACGCTCATTATTATAGAACATTCGTAACCGATCAGATCTATACCCAGAACCAGAACCAATATCATAAGAATCCCAAGGATCCCCGAACCTAAAAATATTCCAGGCCCGTCTGATTCTAGTAAGAATTGTATCTGGCACTACATCATACCTCCTTCTTCTTTGGCTTCTTTGACTTCTTTCGCTTCTTTGACTGCTTTGACTTTTTTCTGCCAGGTATTCGATTAAAAGCTAGCAATAGCCACTTGCACCCAATTCGCATCGGCTATGGTATTATCAGCCAATGCAATATAAAGATAGCTGGAATCTATTCGCAAAGTTCCTGCTGGTCCAACAGTTCCATCTACTCCACCAGCCAATGAAGTTGCGGCACCAGTAAATTCACCATTAGCACAAGTCTCGGCGAGAGTAATATCATTACCAGCAACGCCTCCTGCATCTGCAGTTAACTCAACCACATCGCCAGTTCCATCGACTGCGCCTACACCCTCAGTATCAAAGGCGGTAATCGCAGCGACAAAAGCTGTGACAGCATCAGCAGCTGAACAATCGCTACCAGATGCAAAAGTTGCTCCGCTAAATATGTTGGTAACTGCAGTAAATGATTCCGTAACTGTATACGCATCACCAGCTGTTCCACCAACAAACACGGTTATAACTGCATCGTTTCCAGAGAACGCAGCACAACTTACTAAAGGATGAGCGATATTGTGATCGTCAGTACCATTAATAGCTGCCACAATTGCAGCTTGACAAGTTGCTAAATCTGTTCCGACACCAATTTCACCATCAGCATTAGCTGTTCCTTGTGGAACGAAGGTATATCCAACACCTTCTATAGTCATAGTGTC